GCACCTATTGGCGCTGCGTTTCAAACAATTTTTGCGGACATTGTTAATGCAATAACAAGAGCTGCAAATGCACTTGCCCGTTTCATGGGCATGAAATTTTATGACCCTGAGCGAATTGCAGATTTAGAGCGTCGCATCAAAGAGCAGTCGGCAATGTTGGCTGGACCAGCAGATTCAATGACTGCTCGTCGGCGCGGCCTGCTGACTCAACTGCAAAGTGAATTGCGTCAAGAGCGTTCAAGGATTCCTTCCGCTGGAGCAGGAACAACACCACGCCCCAGTGGATTGCCCGGCATTACTGCTGATGGCGGCGGTGGTGGAAGCAAAAAAGCCGAACAGGAAGCCAAGCGTCAAGAACGCCTGCTGGAGCGCCGTAATGACCTCACCCGTCAAGCCGGTGAACTGGAGCGGCAACTGAATTTCAAAATCAACGAGACGGTTGAGGCACTGCAGGCATTAGGTGCAATGGCCTGGGAAAAGATTGAAACCAATTACAACAAGTCCGTCAGGGAAGCCGGCAAGCAAACAGATGATCTTGCCCGTAAGGTTTTCAATCTTGCGCGAGAAGCGGCTCAAGCTGGCGGGAACCTCAATGAAGGTCCACTTGTTCAGGCTTTGGTGCAGCTTGAAGAAGCGTCAAATGAGCTAGCAAAAGGTGAGGCTGGTCAGGCCATGTCCGACTGGTTTGCTTCAACTGAAGAAGGGTTTCGCAATATCACCGAGAAGGTGTACGAGAACGCCCGTGCGATGCGTTACAACGCTGATGTGATGGGCGGTCTTAAGGATGGCTTGGTCAGCTATGCCGATAACGTCGGCACCGTCCGCGAAGCATTTGCAAATCTTGCTAATCAGGGCATCAAGGGAGTTGAGAATTCGATCTTTGATCTGGTGACCACTGGCACCACGAATTATCAAGCATTTGCTGTTGAGATCTTGAATCAAACAGCACGAATGATCATTCAACAATATGTGTTAAAAACAATTATGTCTTCATTGGGTTTCTTGGGTGGACCCACCGGATCTGCTGTTGCACCTCTGTCTGGCGTTTCGCAGTACAACATGAACGCGACATCTTTTAATCCTCTTGCATTTACCGGCGGATTTGGTTTTGCAATGGGTGGAATCATGACTCAGCAAGGTCCGCTCAAGCTCAAGCGTTATGCCGCTGGTGGTATTGCAACCGGTCCACAACTCGCCATGTACGGCGAAGGAAGCCGTCCCGAAGCCTATGTGCCTCTGCCTGATGGCCGCAGCATTCCTGTGACGATGAACGGTGGTGGGGTCGGTAATGTTGTGGTAAATGTCGATGCCAATGGCAGCAATGTTGAAGGCAATGGTCAGCAGGCTAATGCACTTGGCAAGGTAATCGGCATCGCCGTTCAGCAAGAATTGATCAAGCAAAAACGTCCTGGAGGCTTGCTCGCGTAATGGCCACTTTCAACGACGCCACTGTTGGCACCAGCACGGGCGGCACTACGCCTGATTTTGGTGCGTCACGTAAAAGCCAACCCAACGTGCGCAAGGTGCAGTTTGGTGATGGATATGAACAAAGACTGACGTACGGAATAAATCAAAATCCGCGTATTTGGGATTTAACTTGGACGGCAAAAGATAGCGCCGATGCTGATGCAATTGAGGCGTTCTTTGATGCACGCGCTGCTGATAATGCCAGCTTCACTTGGACCCCATTGGATGAAGCAACGGCCTACAAATGGGTCGTGGAGAGTTGGTCGCGTGATTTCCGCTTTGCAAATGTAAATACAATTAATGCCACCTTCCGTCAAGTATTTGAACCCTGATGGCGTACTCGGCTTGGGCTAGTTCAACTGCATACGTTGTTGGCGATATTGTCCGCGCCAGCAGCCTGCCCGGCACCGGCTTGGTGTTCAAGTGCATTGCGGCTGGCACATCCGCCGCAACGGAGCCGACATGGCCAACGGTTATTTATACGACGCAGACGCTTGACGGTGCCCAGTCCAACAAGGTCGGCTTTGTCGTAGACGGCACGGTGACATGGGCGGCAATCATGGCCGTCTCGCAGGATCTCCAAGGTGCTGCACTGTCGTCAATTATTGAGCTGTTTGAGCTGCAGCTTGACGCCACCCTGCATGGTGCCACCGATGTGTATCGCTTCCACGCTGGCGCCAATGCACTGAACACACCAGGCGATGTGATCTGGAACGGTAATGCCTACCTTCGTTATCCCGTGCAAGTCGAAGGTTTTGAGTGGAACGGTCAGGGTCAACTGCCGCGCCCGAAACTATCAATCAGCAACCTTGCCAATACCATCAGCGCCCTGCTGTTAATCGTCAACGAGGAGACGCCTAACAACGATCTGATCGGTGCCAAGCTGACGCGCATCCGCACGCTGGCACGTTACCTCGACAACGTGAACTTTGAAGGTGGTGTGAACCCCAGTGGTGCCGTTGACCCTACCGCTGAATTTCCGCGAGACATTTACTACATCGCCCGCAAGTCAGCCGAAAACCGCAATGTCGTTGAATTTGAGTGCGCCGCTGCATTTGACCTGCAGCACGTCAAGGCACCCCGCCGCCTGTGCATTAACAACGTCTGTCAGTGGACCTACCGCAGTGCCGTTGGCTGTGGTTATGACCCAACGCAGATCGGACCGTTCTGGGACGCGGCAGACCAGCCGGCCACAACCTTGGCAACTGACGTATGCGGCAAACGTTTAAGGAGCTGCATCCTCCGCTTTGGCGAAGTGATTGTGAATGGAAACCTAACCAGCGGCAGCAATATCATGACCAATCTGACCACAAACGAGCTGGCGCGTATCCGAGTTGGCGATCCGATTGTCGGCATCGGTTTGCCTGATAACACAACAGTCACTGCCATCGGCACAAACCAACTGACGCTTTCCAATAACGCAACATCTACAACAACGATTGTTCGCAATGGTACGTTGACCGCTCAAGGCACACAGATGACTGTTGCAACGGTAAGTGGCTTAACAGCCGGCATGACTATTGAAGGCACTGGCATACCTTCGGGCACAACAATCCGTAGCATCAGCGGGACCACGCTCACCTTCAGTATTTCCAGCAACGATTATTACTTAGATAGCGCAACCGTCAAACAAGTTGAATACAAAGTAGTTAGCGGCATCCCGCGTCTTTACATGAACAGCACCAGCGGGATTGCAGCCAGCGATCAGGTGCGCGGCAATGGAATTTATACCAACACCAACGTAGTTGGAATCAGCACAGACAAATTTGTGCAAATCAGTCAAAACGCCGGCGCTGAAGAAAATGTTGAATTTGCGGCAACGTTTTACACACCGCGAACGTTTACATCGTTGAGTTACACATTCCGTACTAATACCCGTTATACGATTCGTGCTGGGGCATCTTTGCCCTTCGGTTCTTTCCCCGGCGTGGGCAACATCAAAGTATGAACAAAACCGCACGCACCGCTGCACTGGAACACGCCAAGGCTTGCCTGCCGAAAGAAGCCTGCGGTCTGCTGGTGGTCATCAAAGGACGCGAACGCTACTGGCCGTGCAAAAACCTCGCCAATGCCGAGGACTTCTTCGTGCTGGACCCTGAGGACTGGGCAGCCGCTGAAGACAAGGGCGAGATCACGGCAGTGGTTCACAGCCATGTGCTGATGCCACCGACACCTAGCCAAGCCGATCTGGTGGCGTGCGAAAAGTCCGGCCTGCCTTGGTACATCGTCAATCCGCAACTGGAGAGCTGGGGCGAGTGCAAGCCATCGGGCTACAAGGCACCACTGATCGGGCGGCAATGGGTGTGGTCAATCACGGATTGCTGGACCCTGGTGCGCGACTGGTACAAGGAGGAGTGGGGTCTGGAGTTGAAGGACTGGGAGCGTCCGTTAAACCCCATGGAGTTCGTCAAAGCTCCAATGTTTGATGACTGTTGGGCGGAGGCTGGTTTCCGCGAGTTGCGTGCTGATGAGGAACTGCAAGTGGGGGATGCTGTGCTGATGTCGATTGCTGATCGCGGCCTCAACCACGTCGGCGTCTACATCGGCAATCAAATGATCCTGCACCATCTAAGGGGACGGCTCTCAAGTCGTGACTTGTATGGGGAATGGCTTTTACAATGCACAGGGAGGAGGCTGCGCCATGCTTCGAGAGATTAAGCTCTACGGCAAGCTCGCCAAGTTCGTCGGCCAACGCAGCTTTCAGGCAGCCGTCAGCAACGCCGCTGAGGCAGTCCGCTTTCTGCTGGCTAACTTCCCCGGCTTGGAACAGCACATGGCGGATCAGCACTACAAGGTGTCGGTGGGTGACTGGTCGCTAACGCTGGATGAGATCCACAACCCAGCCGGTCAGCAGGCCATCAAGATCGTGCCGGTGGTTGGGGGTGCGGGTGGCAATGGCGCAGGATCCATTTTGCTTGGCGTTGGATTGATTGCGGCTGCACTTATTACTGGTGGTATCGCATCCGCTGGTGTTGCTTTGGGTGGCTTCATGGGCATTGGCACTGTTGGCACTGCCGTCGTTGGCATTGGTGCATCTTTGGTGCTTGGTGGCGTGGCACAAATGATCGCCCCAACGCCCTCAACCGCATCTGTTAATTCCGTTGGCGGAACCAGCGGTGGCGGATCTGATCCCCGTGAAAGTTACAGCTTCAACGGCGTGCAAAACGTAAGTCGTCAAGGTGTACCAGTCCCCATTATTTTTGGGGAAGTTGTCTGCGGCTCAGTTACCGTAAGTGCTGGCATTGACGTGGCGCAGGTAACCGGCTGATGGCTTATATCGCAGGCGCTGGTGGCGGGGGCGGCGGGGGTGGCGGCGGTGGCGGCGGCAAAGGTGGCGGCGGTGGTGGCGGCGGTGGCGGTCCCAGCGTCAACACGCCAACAGAAGCAAAAGACAGCCTTGATTCAGTTGCTTACGCCAATATCATTGACCTTCTGAGTGAAGGCGAGATCGAAGGTTTTGCAACACCATCGAAGGCTGGTTACGCACGCGACAGCGCCAACTGGAACCTAGCCCTGCTCAAAGATGTTTACGCCAACGACACCGCAATCCTGCGCGAAGAAGCAGACATCGCAAATATCCAAGATAGTGATTACAACTTTCGTGATTTTTCAATTAAGCCACGTTACGGTCTAAACGACCAAGACCCCGTAACAGGTTTTGATCGCGTCGAAACAGAAATTTCCGTCGGCGTTGAAGTCGAACAGGGCACACCGATAACGCGCACGATTTCCGATGCCGACACTGACAGCGTTCGCGTCACAATATCCATTCCAGCACTGCAGGTGTTTGCAAATAATGGCGACATTTACGGCGCATCAGTCAACCTGCAAATTGCTGTTGCCGAAGCCGGTGGTGCGTTTAACACGGTTATTGACGATGTAATCAGCGGACGCACAGGTGACCTGTACCAGCGCAACTACGAAGTTGATCTGCTGGGGCGTTCTTTTCCTGTTGACATTCGCGTTACCCGTGTAACGGCAAACAGTAGCAGCAGCAAAGTAATCGACAGCTTTTCATGGGCAAGTTATACGCAAATTGTTTCTCGCAAAATGAAATATCCCAACAGCGCATACGTTGGGATTCGCATTTCAGCCGAACAGTTCAGCAGCATCCCAAGTCGTTCTTACCGGATTCGCGGCCTAAAAATTCAACTACCCAGCAACGCCACGGTTGATGTTGCTACAGGTCGCGTGACCTATGCCGGCATTTGGAACGGAACTTTTGGCGCCGCTCAGTGGTGCGCGGATCCTGCCTGGTGCTTGTACGCACTGCTTACCAACACGCGCTGGGGCTTTGGCCAACACATCAATGCTGCACAAATCGACAAGTGGAGTTTTTACCAGGCATCCATCTACGCCAACACGCTTGTTGATGACGGCTTTGGCGGGCAGGAGCCCCGTTTCCAGTGCAACGTCAATATCCAAACGCTGGATCAGGCATACAACCTCATCAACGAGTTGTGCTCAGTATTCCGGTCCATGCCGTTCTGGAACACTGGTGCGCTGACGATCGCGCAGGACAGTCCGCAAGATGCGACGTACCAGTTCAACCAAAGCAACGTCATCAATGGCGAGTTCGGTTACAGCACCTCAGACGTAAGCACACGCTTTAACAGCGTCACGGTGTCCTACTTCGATATGGGCACCCGCGATACCGCGTTTGAAATTGTTGAAGATGTAGACCTGATTGCAAAATATGGATACAACAGCACGGAAATTACCGCATTTGCCTGCACCTCTCGCGGCCAAGCGCGTCGCCTAGCCAAGTGGTTGATTTACAGCAACCAATACGAAGCCGAGACAATCACATTCGCTACCTCGATTGACGCTGGAACGATCTGCCGCCCAGGACAAATCATTGAAGTGGCCGACCCGATGCGAGCTGGGAGTCGCCGTGGTGGACGCATCAGCAGCGCAACAACCACCACCGTCACGGTGGATAACGCCAGCGCCAGCAGTATCCCCACCACCAGCACGCCAACGCTGGCAGTAATCCTGCCCGATGGTCGGATGGAGTCGCGCCCCATCACCGCAGTTTCCGGCAGCACCATCACCGTCGATCCGGCGTTCAGCGAGGCACCTGCAGCCAACAGCATCTGGATTGCCCAGAACACCGCAATTCAAACCAGCACCTGGCGCGTCCTTTCTGTCACCGATGGCGGCGATGGCACGTTTGGCGTCACGGCACTGGCGTACAACAGCAGCAAATATGCCTACGTCGAAGACGGCGAAAAACTTCAGCCTCGCAGCATCACCAACCTGAACCGCCGTTATGGAGGTCCGCAAGATATTACGCATTCGCTGCAGATTTATAACCTTAACGGTCAAGCAAAAGTCAAAATTATTCTCAACTGGACTGCGGTTAGTGGCGCCAGCGGCTACAAAGTTCGCTTCCGCGCTGATCAAGATAACTGGTTTGAACAAATTGTTGCCCGTGGCACAAGTTATGAAATTCTTGATGCTCGAATTGCAATTTATCAAATTGAAGTATGGACATTAAACGCGGCATTGCTGCAAACAGGCGTCAGTAAATTAACGCTGTCCTCGTCCAGTAAGTCAGTCCCGCCAGATGCGCCGACAGGTTTGACGTTGGTATCAGTGGACAACGGCACCGCCCTGTTGCGCTGGAATTTGAGCACTGATCTCGACGTGGTACTGGGTGGCAACGTGCTGATTCGTCATTCCAAAGAAACGGTGGGCGCCGTATGGGAAGAGTCGCAAAGCATTGTTGATTCGGTTTCAGGCAATTCCACTGAGCGGCGTGTTGAACTCCTTGAAGGGACTTACTTGATCAAGTTTGTGGATGTCGAAGGCAATGTGTCCATGTCCGCAGCCTCAATGGTTGTTGATCTGCCCGCAACCCTTCCGCGCCTGCTGGTTACAACTTTTGCTGAAGAAAATACGACGCCACCATTCCAAGGTGATGTGGTGAATATGTTCTATTCAAACGAGTTTAATGCGCTTGTGCTTGACAGTGGTGATGCTGTTGACGACATGGCTGTTGACGGTGACTGGGACGCCTTACCTTCGATTGATAGCGCCGGCGGGGTAGTCAGCAGCGGCGAATACACCTTTGACGTCCCATACGACATGGGCGCCCGCTACGACGTAAATATTCAAAGGCGTTTCAAAACCTACCCGTACCTGCCTGCCTCGCTGTGGGACGACAAAACAGCTTTGATTGATGAGTGGGGCACCATTGATGACGGTGGTTTGGAGGCCGTCAACGCAAAGCTGTACGTCAGCACCACCGACGACGACCCTAACGGCATCCCGACTTGGGGTTCGTGGCAGGTATTTGCCAATGGCTTGGCACGCGGTCGCGGTTTCCGTTTCAAAACGATTGCCACCACTACCAATCCAGCCGTCAACATCCGCATTGAAGAGCTGGGTGTTGCGATGGAACTGCAGCAGCACACGGAGCAGTCGGCAGTCTTGACCTCGACCGCCAGCGCCTATAGCGTCACGTTCGATAACGCTTTTTACCAAGCGCCTGCCGTGGCCATTAGCCCAACGAACCTTGCTACGGGTGACTTTGTGGAGTTGACCAGCATCACAAGAACAGGTTTCCAAGTAATATTTAAGAACAGTGCTGGCTCTGCCGTGTCCAGGTCGTTCACCTACGTCGCCGTCGGTTACGGCAGAGAGGTCTAAGCCATGGCACAGGCAGCAGTATTTATTGAAAACCAGTCAGGTTTCAGCTTTAGGACTGACCTGAACAACGTGCTGGAGGCAGTTTCAAGCCTTCAAAGCGGTAGCTCAGCACCGGCGGTATTGCCGGAAACGTCCACCTACGTGGCGTATCAACTATGGGCAGATACGGGCAACGGTCTGCTCAAGATCCGTGATGGCTCGACCTCCAGCTTCATCACGATTGGCACGCTGGGTACTGCCAACCTCGGTTTAGCAACGACCGCCAGCCCCACTTTTTCTGGCACCGCAACCTTTAGCGGCAACGTCTTGCTGAGTGGTACAGGTTATTTGGATCTGCCTGTAGGAACCACAGCGCAACGTCCGGGCTCGCCCAACTCGGGCATGATTCGCTTCAACTCGGATCTAACGCAGTTTGAAGGCCACAACGGCACGTCTTGGGGCACCATCGGCGGCGGTGCAAAGGGCGGTGGATCTGATGACGTGTTTTACGAGAATGGCCAGACGGTGACTACCAACTACACTTTGACTACCAACAAAAACGCTGTGTCTGCTGGACCGATCACGATCAACTCTGGGGTAACCGTTACGGTGCCCTCGGGCGCTTCCTGGGTGGTGGTGTAAGTCATGGCAATCGCAATCAACGGCTCTGGAACAATCACCGGCATCAGCGCAGGCGGCCTACCCGATGGCGTGATCACATCAGACGATCTTGCATCTAGCGCATTTGCAACGACTGCTCAGAAAGATGGCACCCACACCACTGGCAGCATTACTAGCGGCACCACCGCGCTAACAGTTGCCTCTGGCTCGGGCATCTCAAACGGCGATTATGTGATTGGGGAAGGCATCACGCCCGGTACAACTGTTTCCTCTGGTGGTGGAACAACAAGCATCACCCTCAGCGCCAATGCAAATACGACTTTAAGCAGTGATCCTGTTTCGTTTTATTCAGCGACCAAACTGCTTAGTCCCGGCCTTGTTGGTGCTCAACTCTGCAAAGCATGGGTCAACTTCAACGGCACTAGCACCGTTGCGATCCGCGCCAGCTACAACGTGAGCAGCATTACGGATAACGGAGTGGGGGACTATACGGTGAACTTCACGACGGCGTTGGCGGATGCGAATTATTCCATTTGCGGCATCGCCGGAGAAGAAAGCACAACGCCTAATACTAATGAGAGATTTTTAAGAATGATGACCAGAAGTGCATCAAGCTGCAGAGTGTCTCCTTGTAACACATTTAATAATGCGATTGACACTGCTGGAGTATGTGTCGCCATCTTCCGCTAACCATCATGAAACGAATTATCTACCAAAACGAGACCGGCGGAGTCTCCATCATCATCCCAACCGAATCCGTCGAACTGGCTCTCAAGGATGTCCCCGAAGGCGTGCCCTACGAGATCGTGAACGAAGCCGACATCCCCACCGACCGCTACTTCCGCAATGCGTGGGTGATGGGCGACTGCTGCGTGGAGCACGACCTTGATAAGTGCAAAGAGATCGGCCATCAGATTCGCCGTCAGCAACGCGCTGATGAGTTTGCCCCACTTGATCGGGTCATCTCCCTGCAACTGCCTGGTATGGACATGGTTGCAGCAGAGGCAGGTCGTCAGTTGATCCGCAACAAATACGCCCTGATCCAAGACGTGATCGAAGGCGCGTCTACTCCTGACGAAATCAAGACCGCCCTGGAGGCAAACAAATGAGTATCCGTTTAAACGGCAGCACATCGGGTTACACCGAGATCGACGCTCCGGCGGTGGCTGGGTCGAACACGCTGGTGCTTCCGACTGGTAATGGGTCCGCCGATCAGGCGCTGGTCACCAACGGCAGCGGCACCCTGAGCTTTGCTGATCGCGGGCGAATGACGCTTGCCACCGCTCAGAACAGCACCAGCGGCACCAGCATTGATTTCACCGGGATTCCAAGTTGGGTAAAGCGGGTGACGGTGATGTTTAACGGAGTGAGCACGAGTGGAACTTCTGCGGTAGAGGCTCGCATCGGCACAAGTAGTGGGGTTGAATCCACGGGTTATACATCTGCAGCAAACGATGGCGCTACTGTATTGACCTCAACAACGGGTTTTGCGCTTGAACCAGCCGCATCGGCAACAGCAGCAAATTTGCGAAGTGGTTCTTTTGTTATTACTGTTATTTCCTCAAATACATGGGTTGCATCTGGAAATATCTACGTTTCAAGCCGAACGCTCACAGAATCTTGCGCGGGAGTCAAATCCCTCTCCGGCACCCTAGATCGTGTCCGCATCACCACTGTTGGCGGCACCGACACGTTTGACGCCGGGTCGATCAACATCCTGTACGAGGGCTGATCATGAGCACCCTATCCACCACCAACCTCAAGAACCCCAGCTCCGGCAGCAACAACATCGTGCTGGCGACTGACGGTAGCGCCACGATTGCCACGCTCAGCAGCACCACGATCACTGGCACCACAATTCAAGGCACGATCAAGTCGGGCACTGCTGTTAGCGCCAGTGGCACCAGCATTGACTTCACTTCAATCCCGAGTTGGGTGAAGCGGATCACGGTGATGTTCGACGGGGTGAGCACAAGTGGGACATCATTACCTCAAATCCAAATTGGTGATTCTGGAGGTTTTGAAACATCGTCTTATACCGGCAAAGCTTCAAATATTGCCACCTCTTCCGTCACTGTTGCGGCACATAATTCAGGTTTTTTACTTTCAAGCGCATCTGGAGCCGCCAGCACACGATACGGAACAGTTACGTTAAACCTGCTAAATTCTTCTTCAAATCTTTGGGCTTGCACTGGCATATTAACTGTTACGGATGCCGATTTAACAGTTACCGTTGCAGGAACTAAAGCTCTTTCCGGCACCCTAGATCGCGTTCGCATTACAACGGTTGGCGGCTCGGATACGTTTGACGCTGGCACCATCAACATCCTTTACGAGGGCTAAACCATGCACCGCATCGTTGTTGACGTACAAGCCGGCGAACAGGAAATCGTTGAACTGACCGCCGAAGAAATTGCGGAGATCGAATCCCGCCCGCAGCCCGAGCCCATCCCCGAGCTGACGCCTGCCGAGAAACTTGCAGCCAGCGGTCTTACCGTAGAAGAACTTAAGCAGCTCCTCGGTCTGGACTGATGGCCATTTCCCCTGGCACTTACAACATCACGCTCCAGCGCCGGGCGGATTACAGCATCCAACTGCAATTCAAGGACAGCACCGACACCCCGATCAACCTGACCGGCTGGACCGCTGCCTCACAAGTGTGGAACCAAGACCGCACCACCAAATACGCCGACTTCACCGTCGTTTATACAAACCGCAGCACGGGAACGATTACCATTTCGCTCACCGCAGCGCAGACTACGCTGTTCCCCAATGAGGCGTACTACGACGTACTGCTGACCAACGGATCTGGCCTCAAAGAGTATTACTTGGAAGGCGTCATGTACGTGTCCGAGGGTTATACGGCATGACCACCGTCAACGTCAGCACGGTAACCAATACCGTCACGGTCACTGAAAACGGCAGCACCACTGTTGTCACAGTTCCGCAGACCTCAACGCTGACGGCGACCACGACTGGTCCTCAAGGTGCCACTGGTGCACAGGGTCCAGCCGCCACCGTTGCAGTTGGCACGGTCACCACCGGCGCTCCGGGCAGCAGCGCCATCGTCACCAACAGCGGCACAACCGGCGCGGCAATACTCAATTTCACCATCCCTGCTGGATCGACTGGCGCGACGGGACCGCAGGGTGCAACAGGACCAGCCGGACCCACTGGTGCAACAGGCGCTACCGGAGCGCAGGGACCAAAAGGCGATACGGGGGATACCGGACCACAGGGACCACAAGGCGACCCCGGACCGACAGGCGCCACAGGTGCTACTGGTGCTACAGGCGCCACCGGAGCTACGGGTGCCACTGGTCCTGCAGGTACTGCCGCAACGATTGCCGTTGGCACGGTCACCACTGGCACGGCGGGATCGAGCGTCGTCGTCACCAATAGCGGCACCAGCTCTGCTGCTGTTTTTGACTTCACCATCCCTCGCGGTGATACGGGCGCCACTGGGGCTACAGGTGCGACAGGTCCGCAGGGTCCAACAGGCGCGACGGGTGCCACTGGTGCAACGGGCGCTGCTGGTACAGACGGCAAAACGATCCTTAATGGCAGTGGCGCACCGTCGTCTGGTCTTGGCGTCAACGGCGACTTTTACATCGACACTACTGCCGATGCGATCTACGGACCCAAGACTGCTGGCGCGTGGGGCACCGGAACAAGCCTGATCGGTCCTCAAGGTCCAACTGGTGCCACCGGCGCCACGGGAGCTACAGGAGCCACAGGCGCTACAGGTCCGGCTGGTGTGGTCGCTGCTACGGCACCGATTAGCTACGACAGCGGCACGCAAACCGTCAGCACCAGCATGGCAACCAACAAGTTGCTTGGGCGGTCTACTGCTGGCACTGGCGTCGCTGAAGAGATCACGATTGGCAGCGGCTTGAGTCTTTCTGCTGGTTCGCTCTCTGCTACGGGCGGCGGTGGCGGTGCGGCCAATTACCAAGAGTTCACCAGCAACGACACTTGGACTAAGCCCGCTGGCGTCACGATGCTCTACGTGGAGTGCATCGGTGGTGGTGGTGGTGGTGGTTCTGGAAGACGTGGTGCTGCTTCAACCGTGCGTTGCGCCGGCGGCGGTGGAGCTTCTGCCAAGTTCACATCACGCTGGATGCCCGCATCGCTTGCTGGGTCAACTGAAACAGTGACGGTAGGTGCAGGCGGAACTGGTGGTGCAGCGTCAACTACAGATGACTTCAGTGGAGCAAATGGAACACGTGGGGGATCATCCTCCTTCGGCAGTTTGGTTATTGCTGTTCCAGGCGACAATGGATCTGGAGGCAGTGCGACATCGGGCAGTGGAGGCAATCTTGCTTCTTATGGCACTAGCATTTCCGGGCTTTTGGGTAGCGGCGGTGGTGCTGCCAGCACTCTTGGCAGTTCAGCAGGAATAGGACCGAGAGCAGCATTTGGACCGGGTGGCGGTGGCTCTGGTGGCGGAATTAGTGCTGCTAATTTAGCTGTATCTGGAGGCGCAGGCGGCCAAGGATTTGGAGAACAAAAGAACTCAACATTTTTGACTTCTACTACAGGCGGTGGTGGATCCGCTGGGACATCTGGTGGCGCTGGCGGTAATGGCACTGGACTTGGCGACGGCGGCGGTGGCGGTGGGGCAAGTAGCACTGCAGCAGCAGGCGCTGGCGGCAACGGTGCGTTTCCTGGCGGTGGCGGTGGAGGTGGCGGCGCTAGCTTGAACGGGTTCAACTCCGGCAAAGGCGGAAACGGCGGCGCCGGCTATGTGAGGGTCTGGGCATGGTGATGCAATACGCCATCCTTGACAGCGAAGGTCGCTGCATCAATCGCGTTCTCTGGGACGGCATTTCTGACTGGCACCCACCTGAAGGTTGCACCGCAGTGCCAGATCCTGACAACCTCCACCCGATCTATGTGGAACCGCGGCCAGAGCCCGCACCTGACCCGCTGGCTACGTTGACGGATGAGCAAAAAGCAGCAATTCTGGCGTTGCTACAAAGTCAGTAATGGCCGTTAAATCCAAAGTTGGCACCGCCCGCGTCCAGCACGTTCCAGGTAAACCGAAAAAATCTCGGCAGGGAAATGGAAAAAATTCCTTGCCTAGTCACGGTCGTAAATTGACTCGTGGGCAGGGGCGGTAAGATCTAAACGTAGCTGCAGACGTGCGATGTCTGAGAATGGTTTTTGGCGAGGAGTCAAGCAAGAAACCATTGCTGGCATTGGCGTTGCAGCAACTGTGGCTTTGGCCTCTGGCATCTTTTACTTGGTATACACGGTGCCAACTAAGCTTGATGATGTTCTTCAAAATCAACTCAAATTTGAAGAAAAGATTGGAAAGATGGACGACCGTATCCTCGATCACGAGCAACGGTTGATAAAGCTGGAGATCAAGCAATAAGCTGGTAGTAGACATTCGTCTTTTATGGATCCCACCACGACTGCTGCCATCGCCATTGCTGTGGCTGCCATCTCTGAAGGACTTAGCCTGTATCCGAAAATCCGTGCAAACGGAATCATTCAACTGATCCTGATGGTGGCACGGACGCTTTTCCCAAAGCGTTGATGGCGTCAAGAGTCACGGCGATTCACACTCGAAACTTCAAATTGATTCAAGGAGGTCGTCGTGACTCAGAACCGCCTTCGTCTTGTTGACCTATTCAAGTATTACAAGGAGTTGCCGCATCAAACGGCGGCCATTTTTGAGCTGGAATCTGCCATCCTCAAGGCCAAGCCTGGCATCTTGAATCGCGATCAGCTTTGGTTCAAGACCTGGAGTCAGGCTGGTAAACAGGACAGGTTTGACAACAACTGGGATGGTGTTTGCGCTGCTGCTAAAAAGGCTGGCGCGAAATTCCCTGAGCTTGTTGCTGCGCAGTGGGCGCTGGAGTCTGGCTACGGCAAGCACGTATCAGGTGAGAACAACTTCTTTGGCCTGAAAGGTTCTGGCAGCACACGCAACACCAAGGAGTACATCAACGGGCAGTGGACCACGATTCAGGACACGTTCCTTGACTTTCCTGATCTTGAGACCTGCGTGTATTACCTTGTTGAGCGGTGGTACAAGGACTATCACGTTTACAAGGGCTGCAACAACGCGCCTGATCGCGAGGCCGCTGCACGTTGGCTGGTGAATGACGGTTATGCCACTGACCCTACTTATGCCGACAAACTGATCAAGCTGATGAACCAGCATGTGCAGGGCAAGCCGGCAAACGACAAGTTCACGCCTGACAAGCCGTTCAATTTCAGGGTGACGCCAAACATCACCTACGGCGAACTGGCATTGTTTGATGAGAAGCGCCGCTTTCAGGTGCAGGCACAGTGCGACACCGCGATTGAACTGTGCAAATACCTAGAGAAGGTGCGTAGCCATTTCGGCAACAAGCCGATTGTGATCACTTCTGGCTATCGGCCTCCTGCCATAAATGCCTCTGTCGGCGGTGCCACCAACAGCGAACACTTGTACAACATGACTGGTGTTGGTGCAGTTGATTTTTTCGTAAAAGACGCAGATATGCTTGAAGTTCAAGATTACGTAGATAAAACATGGCCGTTTTCATGCGGATTTGCCGCACCCGCATTCATCCATCTTGGAATGCGTTTGGGCAGGCCACGCGTGAGATGGGATTATAACTAGATAAATTTGCCGGCAATATCCCGCCTTCTGGCTGGCTTGATATAAGTGTTCTCGCGATGAGTTAACCACTGTAGATTGGCGGCACGGTTATCGCGTGGATTGTTATTTATATGATCTATGTGATAACAATTTCGCCTTCTACCTTGCTGCCCAGGGCAGGGCGGAAGGAACGCTTCGGCCACCATTTGGTGGATTCTTTTGGTTTTAACCTTTCCATCGCGAGACAAGACAACATGCAAATATCTGGATTTTGATTGAGGACGCAAAATTCTTCCTTTGAAAAAATGCATTGCCTGTCCATTCCACCGTTCACCCGCCAAGCTTCTTACTCTGCCAAGGTTTGATATTTCGTAAAAACCTTCGTAGCCGGCAACAGGCCGCCACTGCTCTAGACTCTGATCCATCGGCTCATCCTCAGTGAGTTGGTCACGCCTT